GACACTAATGCTGCATCAGATGAGTCAGGGTTGGCTTGTGAGGAGCCTTCCCTGGCTCAGCAGCATTTTAAAGATGAATGTGATATTAATAACATTCTTCGTCAATTCAATATTACTGGATTGCTTCCAGAAGCCCCTTTATCGCCTCGTTATGGCGATTTCACAGGCATTGTGGATTATCACTCTGCCCTTAACGCTGTTATCGCTGCAGAAGATGGTTTTATGGCTTTGCCAGCCGATCTTCGTTCTAGGTTTCAGAATGACCCTGAAAACCTCATTAACTTCTTAAACGATGAGTCTAATAAAGACGAAGCAATTAAATTAGGTCTACTAGACCAAAAACTCATTGAAAATGAGCAAAAAGTCGAGGCAGAAATTGCCTCTCAGGGTGAGTGAAACGAACCCAGCACAGTTACTCTACTTGATGTAACTGTGCTAGGTGACACCAAACCACAAAAATCTAATTAACCGAGGACTAAAAAATGCGTATTTTAAAAAGAAAAATGACTAATAAACGTAAGTCTGTAAAATCATTTCGTCACCACGCTAAACGCACGAAAGCTGCGAATATGCAAAAAGCACCTCAGCGTGGAGGCTGGAGACTCTAATAAAGTCTCTGGACACCTCACATGTCCTGTGTTAATCCCCTCAAAGCATATCAATGCTTTGACAAATCTATTGTTTTCGATGAAATTCGAAAACATGATATCGTTCGTAGTCTATCATTGCCTTGTGGGCAATGTGTTGGCTGTCGTCTCGAACGATCTAGACAATGGGCTATGCGTTGTATGCATGAAGCCCAATTACATCAATCTAACTGTTTCATAACCCTCACCTATGACGATACACATCTCCCAAGCGATGGCTCGCTACATTACAAAGACTTTCAACTGTTCGTTAAAAGACTTCGAAAAAAATTCAAATTCAATAGAATCCGCTATTACATGGCTGGAGAGTATGGCGAAAATTTCGGCAGACCTCACTTCCACGCCTGTCTCTTTGGAATCGACTTTCATGATAAAAAATTATGGAAAAGGACTCCCTCTGGTGCTATGTTATATCGATCCCAAGACCTTGAAACTCTCTGGCCATTTGGTTATTCCTCCATTGGAGACGTTAACTTCGAGTCAGCTGCATATGTTGCTCGATATATAATGAAAAAACAAACAGGAAAAGATGCCAAATGGCATTACTCTTATTCCGACTTAGAAACTGGGGAAATTATTACAAAAACCCCAGAATTTAACAAAATGTCCCTTAAGCCTGGTATAGGCGCTGATTGGTACGAAAAATATAAAAGTGATATATATCCTCACGACTACGTGGTAGTCCGTGGAAAAAAATTAAAGCCTCCCAAGGCTTACGACAAAATGTATAAAAAATCAAATCCTTATGAATATGATGAACTACTTTACAAACGTGAAATTAATGCTAAACTAAACCCCGATAATCACGATCCAAAAAGATTGGATGCGAAGCGACAAATCTTGGAACAAAAATTATCACTTTTAAAACGTACCCTCACTTAAAGGAAATCCTCATGAAATACTCTGTATGCGCTGTAAAAGATCGTGCTGTAGATGCTTTTAACAGACCTTTATATGTACCTACTGTAGGAGTCGCTATTCGTTCATTTAGTGACGAATGTAATAAAAAAGACTCCGAATTATATGCACATCCAGAAGATTATGATCTTTATGAACTTGGTTCTTGGGATGATCAAAATGCTGTATATACTTCCCTTGATGCTCCTAGGGTAATCGCTAGAGCTCAAGATATTGCAATTAACGAATAAGTATTTAAACTAAGGGTAGAGATTTGGTAACAAATCTCACCCAACAAACTCAGGAGCTTGCAAACATGCATCGCAATAAGTCGGTAGACATTCATCAATTTACGATGATTCCTAAAGCGGATATTCCGCGATCCTCATTTGATTGTCAGTCAACTCATAAAACTACATTTAATGCAAATGATCTAATTCCCGTATATGTAGATGAAGTATTACCTGGCGATACATTTAAGCTCAATATGACGGCTTTTGCCCGTCTTGCTACACCTCTTTATCCAATTATGGATAATATGGTTCTCGATTCATTCTTTTTCTTTGTCCCTAATCGCTTAATTTGGTCAAATTGGCAGAAATTTATGGGTCAACAAACAAATCCTAATGATTCAATCTCGTACGTAGTACCTCAACAGGTGTCACCTACTGGAGGCTATGCAATAGGCTCCTTGCAAGATTATATGGGCTTGCCAACTGTCGGTCAGGTAACTGCCGGACAAACTGTAAGTCATTGTGCATTCTGGCCTCGTGCTTACAATCTTATTTGGAACGAATGGTTCCGTGATGAAAATTTACAAAATAGTGTAACTGTAGATACTGGTGATGGTCCTGATACTGTAGCTAATTACAACTTATTAAAACGTGGAAAACGTAAAGACTATTTTACATCTGCACTTCCTTGGCCTCAAAAAGGCTCATCTGTTAATCTTCCATTAGGAAATTCAGCACCTATTAAAATTAATGGTACTGCTGGTATTGGAGTTGGAGTATTAAACTCTTCCAATTCTTTATCTTCACTAGTCGCTGGTGCTGGTTCAGGAATTATTGATCTTGGTACTACAGTAGGCGGTGGTTACCAAGGACTTTATGCTGACTTATCTACTGCAACAGCTGCAACTATTAACCAATTACGTCAATCTTTCCAAATTCAAAAATTATTGGAAAGAGATGCTCGTGGAGGTACTCGTTATACTGAAATTATTCGTAGCCACTTTGGCGTTGTGTCTCCTGATGCTCGCTTACAACGTCCTGAATACATCGGCGGAGGCTCGACCCCTATCAACATTAACCCGATTGCTCAAACATCGGGTACAAACGCTAGTGGAACTACTACCCCTCTGGGCAACCTTGCTGCTATGGGTACTGCCTTGGCTCATAAGCATGGATTTACTCAATCATTTACTGAACATGGTGTAATTCTTGGTTTAATATCTGTTCGTGCTGATCTTACTTATCAACAGGGTTTATCCCGTATGTGGAGTCGTAATACTCGTTATGATTTCTACTTCCCAGCTTTTGCAACCTTAGGCGAACAAGCTATCCTTAATAAGGAAATTTATGTTACAGGAACTTCCACTGACAACGACGTATTCGGATATCAAGAACGTTGGGCAGAATATCGCTATTATCCTTCTCGTATTAGTTCTCTTTTCCGCAGTACTGCTGCCGGAACTATAGATGGTTGGCATTTGGCTCAGAAATTTACTTCTTTGCCTACATTAAGCAGTTCATTTATTGTAGACAACGCACCTGTATCTCGTGTTGTTGCTGTAGGTGCTGCTGCTAATGGTCAACAATTCTTGTTTGATTCTTTCTTTGATGTTAAGAAAGCTCGTCCAATGCCTATGTATTCTGTACCTGGCTTAATTGATCACTTCTAATTATGGCATTCGATCTAGGTGATGTTGCTGGTGGGGTTCTGGGTTTAATTGGCCAGAACCAAACCAACCAAAAAAATTGGGATATTGCTCAAGCTAATAACGAGTGGAGTGCTCAACAGTACGCTACACGTTACCAAACAACGGTGAAAGACTTGCAAGGTGCAGGTCTTAATCCTATGCTTGCTTATGGACAAGGTCCTGGAACTGCTCCAACTGCTTCTGCTGTTGCACCTATGCAAAATGCATTAGGTTCAGCTGTAGAAGGCTATAACAAAACTAAAGCTACAAGTGCTCAGTCGGCTTTGCAGAATGAACAATTGAAACAAGTCGAAAGCCAAACGGCTTTGAATTCAGCCCAGACTGCTAAAGTTATGGCTGATGCCGAAGTTTCAAAAGAACAGGCTAAACTTATTAACACTGATGTTCAAAAACGAACTGAAGAAATTCCTAAAGTTCGTCAAGAAACACAAACTAGCCAGGAATTGGCTAAATCTTATATTCAACAAGCGGGAGCTTCAGCTGCTCAAGCAGCAAAAGCTTATGAGGAAATTAAAAATATTTCTCAACAAAATGAAAATCTTAGGGCTGAATTAAAAAGAATTCAGCAAAATAATGATCAAACTGCTCCAGAATCTGAAATTGCTAAAAAGTATCCAACTTTTTATTATCTATTTCATAAACTTATTCCTAGTGTCAGCGGTAGCGCTGGGAATCTCTCTCGCTTTATACCTCGATAAAGGAAAATAACATGGCAAAAACTTTGTTTTTACGTACACCTTATAACTATGACACGAATGCTGCATCAGATGAGTCAGGGTTGGCTTGTGAGGAGCCTTCCCTGGCTCAGCAGCATTTTAAAGATGAATGTGATATTAATAACATTCTTCGTCAATTCAATATTACTGGATTGCTTCCAGAA